TTAAATCTATCATCAGAATATAAACAAAATGATGATACATATAAACAAAATGATGATACATATAAACAAAATGATGATACATATAAACAAAATGATGATACATATAAACAAAATGATGATACATATAAACAAAATGATGATACATATAAAGTTTTTGTATTTGATTTAGATAATACACTGTATCTTCATAACGTAAACTCTTTTTATTCCGATCGTTATCATAAAGATGTTAAAGTATTTTTACAAAATCTAAAAACTAAAAACAAAATATTATGTATAGCCACACATAATAAAAATCCGAATAATTATCTCGATAAAATGGAAATTTCACATTTGTTTGATCATATTATATATGAAAAAAGAAATGTAAATCCATATGAGAACTCTATTCGAGAATATACTGGTAAAGACGAAATGATTCAAGAAATCATTGATAAAACTAAATGCAAAAAAGAAGAAATTATTTTTTACGATGATGCAGATTATAATATTAACAAAGTTGAAAACTTTGGAGTCAAATCTATTAAAGTCGATGACAATATTGGAATTGTTTTTAATTCACCAATTTTAACTTTTTAAATAAAATTTTTAACTTTTTTTTTGTCATTTTTAACTTTTTAACTCGTTTTGACAATTTTTTGACAATTTTTTGACAATTTTTAAAAAATATTTAGTCTTTTCTCAATACACTACTAGTTTTTATGGTCTCCTACCTCATATACACATCTCCTACCTTTTAGATACCTCAATTGGTGGTGGTATACCTCATATACCTCATTTTTTTAACTTCTTTCTTAGAAAAAAATAATAATAAAACAAAATATATAGAAAGGTTAAAAGATTGGGGTATTTGAGGTAATTGAGGTAATTAAGGTAGAAACATACACACACGATAATTATGGTGACAAATTTTAAAATAAATACTTTAAAATTTATTTTAAAAAACTGATCAAGGTATATATAGGTAGGAATTAAACAATTTGTAAATTTTTCCAACCTTTGTATTTAATGTCACTTATCCAGAATTGTTTATATTCCCATTCGATATTACGATATTTTTCCTTTACGTATTTTTCTATTTTTTTTCTATATATACCGAGGTGTCTAGTACTAATTTTGTTACCAATGTAAATCTCAATCGTATCTTGTAACTTTAAAACTGCATTTTCTTTATAAATAACATTTTCATCCAACCAATAATCAAAAGCTGATATTTGATTAGGTTCTATAAAGTCTTGTGTTAAAATATACTCTGGTAAATTATCTTTATTTATATTTACATTTTCTCGCAACTTGATTACCAAATCATCCTTTGAAATGTGTTGATATGTAGATTTCAAGGTATCTATTGTACATCCTAATACTGTTACAACATTTTTTATATAATCAATATCACAATCAAAAAACTCACGATTTGAATTACAACGATATCTATCAAGAATATAATGAACAACTTTTTCTAGTAAATCTGAATTGCTCGTCTTAAAATCAAGAACTACTTCTATATCTTTCACATTTCCAGTCTGTAATCCTTTTATACGATTATTAATATCCTTTGTTTTACCTACTTTATAACCACCATCTGTTTTAAGAACATAAACATGATTATTTTTGTAAATTTCTTCATATGTTTTGTTTTTATAACGAACTAATTCTTGCTCTTTTGCTTGGAGTTGTTGTTGATATTCAAGTTCTTTTTGTTCTTTTTCTCTAAGTTGTTGCTGGTATTCAAGTTCTTTTACTTGAAGTTGTTCTTCAAGATCGTATTTTCCTTTAAGACGTATTTGTTTAATTATATCGAATACCCATTTTTGAAATTGTTTTGCAATTGGTTTTCTTGAAATCATTAAAATTTTATATAAACCTTGTTCTTTTAACATATTAGTTTCTTGTTCTCTACCAAGAGAATCTATGAGGTGCATACTATGCACCTCATCTTTATCAAAATCTCTTAATGTAGATTTTATGTCTTTAATACCTAGTAAATCACCTATATCTTTTGCTTTGAAAAGTGGTTCTTCATATGTACCATATATGGTTATATCCAAGTCATTGAACTGTTTTATTAATAAGTTATCATCCTTTAAAACTGATAATGTTGGTAGAGATTCTATTTTGTTTGAATTTTTAAAAATATTAAGCATATTGGATAAAGAATTTTTACTTTTAAACTGAAGGATAATTATGAAGGGTGGGCCTCGTAATGTTTTTCAACGGAATTAAACAATTTGTAAATTTTTCCAACCTTTGTATTTAATGTCACTTATCCAGAATTGTTTATATTCCCATTCGATATTACGATATTTTTCCTTTACGTATTTTTCTATTTCTTTTCTATATTTTCCCAGTTGTCTAGTACTAATTTTTCTACCAATGTAAATTTCTATTGTATCTTGTAATTTCAAAACAGCATTTTCCTTATAAATAACATTTTCTTCTAACCAATTGTAAAAATCATTGTTTTCTTGACGATATTCATTTGTTTTCAATTGAACTTCCAATGGTTCTTTTATATCTCGGAAATAATAATCTAATAATATTTTCATAAATGTTTGACGCCAAGTAACATCTTCACGCATTCTTGATGGTAAAGTACGATCTATTTTATATTCACCGTTCACCTTTGGATCATCTAGAAAACGTGAAGGAAAATCTATAACTCGAATACGTCTCCATAATGCAGTATCTTCACCTTTAATTTCCGGAAGTTCATTACAAGCTAAAAATAACTTGGCCTCTAAAACAAAACTAACAGCTTCTTGATATAACCCACGTGCTACTATTTCTTCACTACCTGTAAGTTCCTTGAGTAAACCAATGTTTATCTTTTCACCATCTTCTGGTTCACTTAAAAAAGCAAATCGCTTATACATTAATTTTATTTTTTCAGAATTTGCTTCATTCGCATTATTACGTTTACGTGTTAAAAGTGTAACTTCTACCTTTTCTCCAAATTCACCCATCGTTAATTTCATTAAATTCAACAATTGACTTTTACCATTTGCACCAGAATCTCCTATAAACATCAAGAAATTAGTATTTGGTATATCACCATTTAAACATTCACTCATCTTTTTTAAAACATAATCACGAACACCACTATTTGGTAAAACTTGTTGTAAAAATACATATACTTCTTTATTGTTACTACCTTCATCGTAATTATACCCCACTATCAAGTTTACATAATCATCCTTTCGCGTCTTTCTAAATTTATTTTGAATTAAATCAAAAACACCATTTGAAAATGGAACTAAATGTTTCTTACTATTCAAATTCTTTATAAATACATCATCATTATAATACATTTTTGCACCTTTTATAATTTCTTCTTCAAACCCAGGCTTGTATAATTTATTTGTTAAACTTTTTATATTTTTTACTAAACTATTACTTGTATCTCCACCTTGTTTTTCATAATGCGCCTTTATTGTATTAAATTGATTTGATAATTTAACTATACGTTTTCTTAATTCTAAAGATTCTTTGTCTGAACGCCATATACAACCATTAAAATAATACCACATCCCATTTGTATATATAAAATCTATTTCTAATTTGTGTAAAAGTTCACTCAGCTTTATAACTTTATGACCATCTAACACCTGATTATACAATTTTGTCATTTCTTTATTACGAAAAATACTATTATCTAATTGTACATCACAACTAAAATCTTCTTCACCAGCATAATAATTATTCTGAATATTAATATTTACCGTCCCATTATTAACTAATTGGTTGTAATTTAAAAAGAAATTATTAAGATGTTTATATTTATCTGCTATAGGAATTAACGTATTTTTTGGAAATATACTCTTACACACCTTGCATTTTAAACAATACCCGTTATCACTAATTTGATGTTCAACGTGACATTCTGGACATTTACCACTCATTTTCATTAACGAATTTTGACTCACATCACCCCTAAATACCATCTCTGTTTTATCAAATTGAATTTCATTAATAGTCGTATCAAAATTTTCTGTTATATAATCCTTACATTCTTTGATAGCTTTTTGAATCAATTCTTGTTCAACTTTATTTACCCGTAAACATTTCAATATTATTTCATTTAATTCCTTTGGAAATTCCTTTATTTTTATTTCTTCATATTTAAAATTACAACAATCTGTATCGTGACACTTTTGTTTTGAACTATATGTATCAATTACTATATATTGATGATTTGTCTTGTGTTCCCTATCAATATTATAACAAAAAGTATCATTTAAAGCCACTACAATACAATTTAATTTCTCATCTATAATTATTTCTCTTATATCTCGCAATTTATGTTTATAAAATTTTCTAACAAAACGTTTTATTATATCACAATCCTTTTCTGTTAATTCCTTTTGAATCGGTAAAAAAGTAGGAACAACTTCTTGTATAGCGTTTACATTGTTTACGTTGTTGTTTACGTTGTTGTTTACGTTGTTTACGTTGTTTATTTTACCTGTCACGGCTGTATCGGATTGTATATTCTTCATACATTTTTTAAATAACTTTGATTCTGTATCTATAATAAAATCATTATTACCATCAGGACAATGACATACAAATGTATCTAAAAAATTAAAGTCATCACTTAATTCTGATTTTACCAATGGACGATTTTCTTGGAATTTTGTACTACAATATGTACGAAACAAACCTTCTCTATAAACAGACACATCTATGATTTTTTTTGATGTCAATTCTGTAAACAAATTACATGTAAATTTTTTAAATCCCTTTACATTTTTAAAATATACTGGTTTGTTATCCCTTTTTAAATTAACTATAATATGATACGAACGTTTTTCTTGATTATGAGATTCTAATATTACAAATTGTATTGTAGTTATATTCAATTTTACCATAAATATATCACTTATACTTTTACAAACTTCCTTAATTATAGAAATATCATTATCATACGATTCTTTATCTTTATCTTTGTATATTTCTATATCTAAAAAATATTTTAGTACTGCATGTTCATTTATAAATTCATAATAAGAGCCTAATAACACCCTTTGTTCTATTAAATTTTGAAAAGCATTGTAGTCTTTTAATATAAAATATTTTTTAATATTATCATTGCATAATATAGAACCCGCTTTTAAATATTTTAAAGCAGTTACTTTTTTAGCAAAAACCTTCATTCTTTATTTTAAAGTTTCTTTATCTTTAAAATAGAAATAATAACATAAATTAAATTAAACTATTTAATATTTAGGACTCTTTGATTTCTTGGACTTGCGTTTAACACTCTTTGATTTCTTGGACTTGCGTTTAGGACTCTTTGATTTCTTGGACTTGCGTTTAACACTCTTTGATTTCTTGGACTTGCGTTTAGGACTCTTTGATTTCTTGGACTTGC